ATCCTGGTAGCCCCAGACGCCGTTAGGCGTGTCATGGAGCGCGTAGACCTCCTTGTTCAGGATGGCTTGCTGGCCGATGTGTTGCAGCTCGCGTTGGAAGTAGTCGAATTTGGTCCGGCGGGACCAGTGGCGAGGCAGAGCGTCGGCGTACATCGTCTTGGGCTTCACCGACATGACCGTCATGATCCAGCCGTGCTCTTCGAAGAAGCGGCGGTACCGGTTCGAGCGCAGAGCCGTGATCCCATGGCCGCGCAGGTTGCCGACGCCAGTGAGGTTTTCCGCGGGATCGGTTACCGCGGTTTGCAGCACTTCCGAGAACTGGATGGTTTGCTTACCGCCACCCAAGTACTCCGGCCGTTGGAGCCGAGCGTCCGAGGACTTGACCCCCAGAGAGCGCAGGTACTCGCTATAGCGCGAGCCGTAGCGGGCGCGCATTTCCTGATAGCGCTGGATGGCGAAGGACCGGCGAACGTCGTTGATCGACGCTCCCACTGCTTGTGAGAGGTCAGCCACCAGCCCGGGGTCCTCCCAAAACAGTTCGTTGTCGCCAGTCGAGTTCGTGTCGATGTTGACAGACGCCGAAGCGTTGGCCACTTGCAGCGGGGTTGACGCGATGACGCCGGCAGAGAAACGAGGCTGTGGCCCCCCGACCTGGTCAGGGTCCCCGATGATGGGCGCAATATCACCCAGCGGCAGGAGGACGTCAGGGCCTTTCTGCTCCCAGGGCCGGGCGGAAGTGAAGTAGTCCTTCTCCCATGCGACGTTCTGCAAGAGCCGGTTGGTCGTGGTGTCCTCGCCGTCAGCGGTCGAGACCACAAGCGGGTCCTGCAAATCCTGATCACGGTACCACTCGTTCCAGATAAGCGAGTAGGCCCGAAACGGCATGGCGCTCACCTCGAGGTTGCCTTCGGTCGCCGTCCAGGGCGGAACACCGAGGTAGTCAGCCAGAGAGCCGACGCCGAACGGCGGGTCATCGTCGGTGATGTCGATGGTAGGCGGCGCGCTCGCGTTCATTCCATCTTCGCCGCCGGTGATGAAGGGTTCCCAGCTCGACCACAAGAGCCGGTTGGGCACAAACCAATGGTGGATGCGCACGTCCACCGGGTGCATGACAGGCGCCAGCAGCGGGGATACGCGAACGAGCGCAGAGGTCGCCTGCTGGATAGTGTCGCCCGGCAGTACTTCAGTCAGCCCCACGGGCACCAGCTGCCCCATGTCGCAGCTGAGCAGCTTGTAATTGGAGAGTGAGAACTTGGAACGTTTCACAGTTTTCCCTTTGATGGTTTTAGCGTCGCACGCGCTTCGATATTCGCAATGCGTTGCCACTCGACGAACGGTTTAGCCCACTGGAAAGCTTTCGCAGATAGGCCCGAATTTTTGCGCAGGTCGCGCAGCTCCTCCTTCCTGAGTTCGATGGCTTGCGCCTTCGCCGGCGGATCATCAATGCCCAAGTTGTCGCGCAGGCGGTTGGCCAAATACCTGCCCAGCGGAAACCGGTGGCGACCGTTCTGCAGGAGGGTCGGCACGTCCCCCAAACGGGCAATCGCCTTCGCACCAGCAGGTGAATTCAGTGTCGCTGCGACGTGATCCATAGCCTTGGCACCAATCCCCGGTGCCGAGGACATGCGTGCAAAACTCAGGCGCCCGACCTTGTAGTCGCGCGTCCTCCTTTGCTGTCATCTTCTTGGTGACATAGCCAGCGATGTACTGAGCGGATTGGAGAGTGAGAGGGCCAGCCTGCGTGTACCCCTTGCCCCATGTCTCGTGCACCAGCTTCCCATGTTCGATGCCGATGCCGAATAGGGCGGCGTGATAGTGAGGACGCCACGTCTTGTCGCCATACTCCCCGACGAGGTAGTACCGGCAATGTTGGCCGTGATCCAGCCTCAAGCGTTCCCGAAATCGCTTCATCCAGAGCTCGGTGTCACGTGGTTCGAGCGTGCCTCCTTTCGGTAGGTTTTTGTCCTCGTACGTCAACGTGACGAACAGGTTCTCAGGGTAGAGCGCTGCCTCCAGCATGATCCGATGGGTCCAGAGGCGGCGCCGGTTCAGGCGACAGGGCATGCACTGGCCACAGGGGAAGGCCTGATTGTCCCCTGTGACGTACGGCTTCTTGCAGAGCATCTACATCCGATAGCCGATGCGAAGACCGGCAGCACCGCGACGACGCCCGAAGGAGCGACGACGGCCGCGCGAGAAGACGCGGCGAGAGACGAAACGACGACGAGAGAAACGACGACCGCGCATAGAACCTCCTGGGTAGCAGTTGCGCATTCACATCCCCTTGCGGCGGGGGTACACACCTCGGTTTTGCAAATAGCGGTAGACCCGCGCTTGCAGTTCCCGACCACCGTACTCATCGGTGAACCAGTCAGCAGCTTTGCCCAGGTAGTGACCGCCGATGCCAGCAGCACCGAGCAACCACGAGGCAGGGCCTCCGCCTTCCAGTCCTTCGCCGAATTCGGACGAGGGCACATCGATAGTCCATCCCATGCGCTTGCCACCGATGGCATAGGGCACCATGGCCGGTTTGCCGCGGCCGAGAGCAGCTTCCGTGGAGGGAGCGTCACCCGCAGCGATCTGTTCCGATTGCTTGAGCTTGACCGGAGTGTCATCAGTGAGCCAGTTAGGCATCCCCGGGCCGAGTTGGGCTGAACGCGCTTGACTCGCGATCCGCATACGAAGCAGCTCGTTCTGAAGCATCGCGTTGTCGTTCTGGATCGACTGGCCCATGATCTGGTGCTGCTTGCCGATCGTGTCCAGCTCGAAGGCTCGACGCTGAGCTACCCGGAGGTCCGACGCGCGCTCCTGCGCTAAGGCGAACGCACCGAGGTCCTGCCGCTCCTGCTGGGTGCGGGTTGAGGAGTAGGCACGGGAGATATCCTGGCCTGCCTGACCAAGGATCCCGCCCCAGTCGGGGCCACCCACCGAGACCGGGCTGAATGAGTGTGTAGAGGCACCGAGGGCATACAACGGGTGAATTCCCGCCGCCTTCGCGTCCGCCACTTTCCAGCGGATCCCCATCTGGGCGAACTCCCTCTGAGCGTCCATCTGTTCGTGGGCAATCTTCCGGCTGCTGTCGCCAGACAGCAGACCACCACCGATAGCAGCGGCTGCGCCAATGATCGCGGGCCATACCATTTCACTTTCTCCGTTTGCACGAGACCGAGGAGTACTCGTTGCGGGTTGGGCGCTTGACACGTCCACCAGCTGCGCCGAGGGCATGGAGGACTTGACGACGTTGCTCGCGGCGCACGCAGATCACCACGGATTGCGGCTTCTGGAACCCAATCGAGGCCGATGGCCAAAACGTACGAGCCTGCGTCGTAGGAAGGCTGCGAGGTCGGAGCCCAGGTACCACACGGAGCCGGGCTGGAGTCCCGCCCACAGTCCGGGCGGGAGACCAACTTGTCGGTAGATCACCCGGGTAGAACGCACGGCGATCCTCCAGCAGGGGGGCGTCAAAAAGCCCGCTGGACGCGAGGTCGAGCGGGCTCGAGGGGTAAGACAGGGTGCCGGGGCCGATGAGCGTGTCGAGGACGTTGTCGGTCCATGCACCTCCGGTAGCGATGGCAGGGGCATCGCGCCTGGACCGTGAAGACTTTCTACGGCTTCGCCTGCTCATCGGGGCACCTGTCAGTTAGCACAGTACACATCAAGTAGTGTACGTGGAATCCCGCCGCGAAAATCACGCAGGGGCGGGTTCGGGAGGCTCAGGAGATGCCGGCGGGCCGGCCGCCGGCTTTTGGGCCTTGAGGGGACGGGGGTGTTTTTCGTCCACCTCCTTTTTCACCTGCGCCCGGATCTCCTTCTCATTGAACGGGGGCAGGGAGTCGTCCAGCTCGTAGGGCGACTTCAGCTCGGGATCGTCGTCCACATCGAAGTCATCGGCTTCTTCGAACGTTTCGTGGCCTGCCGCGGCCGCGGCCCGCTGGAACATTTCGTGGCGCACCAGGCGCCGGACCATGTCGTCCAGGGACTCCGGTCGGCGGAGTCCGTCGACGGCGAGGGTGTGAGGCGTTTGGTCGGGCCGCTCGCGGCCCGTGTCGTGGTTCAGAGGCAATTTCGTGCTCCTTGTCAATCAGTAGATGAACGACTTGGCAGAGCCCGCAACAAGCCTGCGTGCCTGAGTCGAGTGTTTGGCCATGACCCAGAGGACGTGGTTCGTGCCGCCCACTGCATTGACACGTTTGGTCGGGTCAGACCGAATGAAGTCAGCATTGAGCACCGGCGCGGTTTCGAACATCCGCGCGTAGTGCCAGAAGTCGAGGTCGGTGCGGAACTGGCCAGCGATGGAGCTTTCCGTACGACGGTATTCGTCATAGCGATCCTGGTAGCCCCAGACGCCGTTAGGCGTGTCATGGAGCGCGTAGACCTCCTTGTTCAGGATGGCTTGCTGGCCGATGTGTTGCAGCTCGCGTTGGAAGTAGTCGAATTTGGTCCGGCGG